GTATAATCTGTAGAAATCCTCTGCATTATTTGCTGCTCTTTGTGAAAATTGAGCTAATACTGCTTGACGATTGGCTTCCTGTGAAATTGAGTGGTTATAACTTCTAACAGGGGGTAGGTTAATTTTGAGGGATTCTATTACATCTCCTAAACTTATAATATCTATATCTATATCGTAAGTTCCATCATCTAAAAAACTCCAAGTAAAATTTACTACTTTACCTAAGATACCGTCATAATTCCCACTTTTACTACGTCTTTGGGATTCAATTTCTTCCAAAAGTTGGTATGGGGTGGGACTAGTATCACTGAAAAAGACGGTGTCAATTAAAGTAGCACCCATTTTTTGGAGGTGTTTTTGAGGTTTAATTGAACCATTATCCCCACTATTCCAATAATGGCTGTTTCCAAATTCTAATAAAACCGTATAACCCAATCTTAAATATAATACATCTAATATATCAAATTGTTGCCTGTTATATGCTTTAACTTTTACTCTTGTTTTTCTAATTGAACCATTATTCAAATCCTGACTATCCATACTAATGATTCCTGGCATTGGGACTATGCCAAATTCAGTTCCACCTAATGTTTTGTCGTTACTATAAGTACCATTTGTTGAATTATAACCACTTCTTTGATTGTTTCCGGGATTGGATTTATTAATTCCATTAAATAAAACATACTTTTGGGCTAAATCTTTCCCACTTTTAATGTTATCGGCTATTATATTTTTATAATTCTTTCTAAGAAGGTTTACCCTTTCTTGTTCCAAATCAACACTAGAGGCTAATTTAACCCAAGATAAATTTGAATTTAAGGAAACAATTTCTTCATTAGTTCTAAGCTCTTTACCATGAATTTCTTGTCTCTTTTTAATTTGATTATCTACATAATCAAGAAAAGGTTCTCCTATTATATTTCCCATAACTTATCATCTATTTAACATTTCATACTCCGCCAAAATAGGTGTTGGATTTGATGGAACTCTAATCTGTGCACCTATGGGGGGTGTTAATGAATCTTGTGGTAATGTACCATTTGCTTTTGAGATAATCCACCAAAGTGAAGAATCTCCGTAATATTCTTGGGCTAAGGTGTCATATCTATCACCAACTGTAGTAAAAATATAAATATCATCAAAAGATCTTGGTATTTCAGGGTAACTTACAGTTACATAAAATCTTTTTTTATCTTTTTGACTTACAAATATATTAGTATAACGTGACATCTTTAATATTTTTTTTCTTTATCATTTTCCACTTTCAAGGCCTTCATCTTTTGGAGGGGGAATGATAATTGGATCTTTAGATTGTTGTTTATAAGCACTACTACCACCATTCTCTAATTGAATATATCTTTCAGGCCCATATTGTTCAATTGTATTTACAATTTGACTTTTATCTTTACCTTTTGAATTTTTCCATTCAAATTTAGTTTCTCCACTAAATGTGTTCTTTTGTTTTTGTGGTCTGAATCTATGGATTGGGGTGAATGTGAATCCTGTTACTTGACATATCATAGGCATCTCTTTAACTTTTTCATCTCGATATTTTATCCCCCCTATGTCTTCAGTGTCTTCATCTGTATCAGGAATTGATATTTCCCAAGGAGATTCAACTGGGATGTTTAGAGTTAATGCACTTATGAATCCTGGGAGTTCATAACACCACCCTCCAAGAGTTAATTGAACTAAAGGACCTGCCATATACCCTGC